CTAATCACACGGTAAATGATAAAAAATACAAGAGTACCATTCAATTGGAATCAGACACTGCTGAAAAAATAATTTCGGGTGAAATCAAGATGAGTAAGTGTTTCATTGATCCTGAACAGGGAGAACTCGAGATAGTTGAACGCAAGGATCTATACAAGATAGATGATGTATTGCATAGAATAATTGTAAGAAAGTATTCGGACATCAAGAAGCCAGACATCTACCTCGAACACAATAGCAAGACAAATACCATGACTGTTGAACTAAGCGAGGAATATGGTGGAACCTACAAGCAGAAAAAGGGCGTTGACATCGCAAGGCGCAAGATGTTCTGGGATGGCGAAACCGAATTGGACTTTACCGTAACGGATTATAACGATCCTAATGTTATCACGGATAACTTTACCGTTAAGGTAGGTGACTTGGTTGGCAAGAAGGTAGAATTAAAGGAACTAAACATTCCCCGATTCTTTAGCGTGTACACAAGGCGCCTATTCAAGAACTACATGATTGAGGAAAGATGAAAAGAGTAATCGAGTTTGACGTATTCTTCCTGAGCTATGACGAACCAAATGCTGAGGAAAACTATGCGGATCTATGCAACAAGGTTCCGTGGGCCAAGCGCATACACGGAGTAAAGGGATCGGATCACGCCCACAAGGCAGCAGCAGAACAATCAGAAACTGATTGGGTTTTAACTGTTGATGCTGATAACATTGTGTATCCAGAGTTCTTTGATGTTGAGATAGACATGGATAATCCTGATATCCAGGCATACAGTTGGTGCGGACGCAACAACGTTAATGGCTTGCGATACGGCAACGGTGGATTGAAACTGTGGAATGTCGAACACGTAAAGAATATGAAGACTCATGAAAATTCAGACAGTGAAAGAGCACAAGTAGACTTTTGTTGGGAAACGGGATATAGAAACTTTCCCAAGACATATAGTGACACAATCATAAACTATAATCCATTCATGGCATGGCGTGCGGGTTTCCGAGAAGGAGTCAAGATGACGCTGGATGGTGGACTAAAAGTTCCGCCACAGGAAATTGAAAAGCGTATATGGTGGCACAACATGCATAGATTGAGAATGTGGAGCACAGTGGGCAGCCACGTTGAGAATGGTTTGTTTGCAATATACGGAGCGAGATTGGGAACATACCTTACCAACTGCACTGACTGGGATCACGTGCAGGTAAGAGATTTTGAGTGTTTGCGAGAACTGTATAACGAACAGTGCAAGGACTACGAGGATGGATTTGGGTTGGAACAGGAAGTAAAAAGACTAGGCAGCGAAATACGCAACCAATTGGGAATAGATTATCCTAACCTTGATGCACAAATGAGCCGCTATACCCTAAAATTATACAACGAAGCAATCAACATGGGCACAACCTACTATAGTCAAACTTATGTATGATGTATTTCTTGTCAGCGGTGGAACAATTGATGATGATGCTTGGAGCAAGTTCAAGCAGAGATTTCCCAATGCACAAAAGGTTGAACACTGTGACACATTTAGGAAGGTAGCGGACAAGTCACTAACCAAGCACTTCTGGGCAGTTTGGGACAATCTTAACCTAAATGAAGACTTTGACTTGGGCTACAAGATACCGGAATGGGATGACAAATACATACACGTGTTCAAGAATGGCAAGTATCATGATGGAGTTTGCCTATTTCCCAAGAATGCAAAAGTTTTACAGAGAGAATGGGACTATCGTTTCTTTACCAACAAGAAGGAAATGGACGTAGTTGCAAGCCACCCTCAACCCTATGATGTTGCATTCATATCCTACAAGGAAGATTTTGCCGAAGCAAACTATAAAAAATTATTGGGTCGTGTGCCATACGCACGGTGGACACGTGATGTCAAGGGCATACACCAAGCACACATAGAAGCAGCCAAGCAAGCAACCACGGAAATGTTCTACATAGTTGATGCGGATGCTGATGTGGTTGAGGACTTTAAATTTGACATGCAGATACCATACTACGACTTCAATGCGAGAAAGAGCGTGTATGTTTGGCGCAGCAGAAATCCCGTAAACGACTTGGAGTATGGATATGGTGGAGTAAAACTGTTTCCACGCCAACTAACCATAGATATGGATACTTCAAAGCCTGACATGACTACTAGCATATCGGACAGTTTCCGTCCAATGGATACTGTTGCAAATTCGACGGTAATCAACACGGATCCGTTCACTGCTTGGAAGAGTGCGTTTAGAGAATGCGTGAAACTGTCAAGCAGAACCATTGACAGGCAGGATGATACAGAAACTGCGGAAAGATTGGATGTATGGTGCACGGTTGGTGCTGACAAACCCTATGGCGAATATGCCATACGAGGAGCCAAGGAAGGCAGAGAGTATGGAGCGAAGCACAGCAACGATACGGAAGCACTATACAGAATAAATGATTTTAAATGGTTAAGGGAGAGGTTCAATGAAGGATAAGGAAAGAATACAGAGCTTTGAACCCATGATGGATGAAATATCTCCAACCTTCTGTATGGCAAAATGGCATCACACAACAATATACCTGCAGACTGGAGAAACGCATTCGTGCTATCATCCTGCTCCACACAAGATTCCGCTGGAGGGACTCGAAGAGAATCCTAGCCTACTGCATAATACACCTCAAAAAAAAGCCGAAAGGCAGGCTATGATAAACGGAGAGAAACCCAGCGGATGCCAATACTGTTGGAATATAGAATGCATGGGCAAGGACTATATTTCAGATAGGAAGGAACGTAATGCGAGTATCTATACTAAGGACAGATTTGCTGCAATTAAGGCAGACCCTATGGCTGATGTTAATCCGCAGTATGTAGAAATTTCATTTGGTAATGAGTGTAACTTCAAGTGCGGCTACTGCCATCCCAAGCACAGTTCATCATATCACAAAGAGATAAGAGACTTTGGACCTTATGATATGGTTAAGAATCATCGCAATGATATTGACTGGTTTAAGGTATACGATGAAGAGGACAATCCATACGTGAAAGCGTTCTGGAAGTGGTGGCCCGAACTAAGAAAGACTTTAACTATTCTAAGAATTACCGGAGGAGAACCTCTGCTACAGCAGAGCACGTGGCGCATGTTTGACGAGTTGGAAAAGAATCCAATGCCCAACCTTGAACTAAACATTAATTCAAACTTTGGAGTCAAGCCCATACTGATAGAACGCTTTGCGGACAAGGTTAATAGTCTTGTAGAAAAAGGTTGCATCAAGGACTTCAAGGTATTCACTAGCATGGACACGTGGGGACCACAGGCGGAATACATACGCACTGGATTGGACACGGAATTATGGGAAAAGAATTTTGACACCTACATGACAAAAACCAAGATGCCATTAACGTTCATGGTTACTTTCAATATCCTTACTGTAACTAATTTTCATAAACTACTAGAGAAGTTTCTACATTGGCGCAAGAAGTATAATGGTGACAATCAAACCAAATGGCAACGTATTAGATTTGACACACCATATTTGAAAGAACCTCTACAGTATGACATGAACATACTGCCCAAGGAAGAATTCATGCCCTACATGGAAGGACATCTACAATTTATTAAGGATAACATGGATGATTTTGACAGGAACAAGTTCAGTGTGTTGGAATATGAAAAGTTTCGCAGAGTTGTGGACTACATGAAAACAACCAACTACGCAAGCGAGCGTGTTGCTGAAGGTAGAAAGGACTTTTACAATTGGTTTACCGAGTATGACAGAAGAAGAAACTTGGACTTCGTAAAAACATTCCCCGAACTGGAGAAATTTTATCGTGACTGTGCCCAGTAAGACATTCTGCATACTGCCCTGGATTCATTTATATTCAAATCCAGATGGAACGGTATTGCCCTGCTGCGTTGGAGATTGGCAACAGTCAATGGGCAATGTGCAGGATGGTAAATTGGAAACTGTATTCAACAATGAAAGTTTCAAGACAATGCGCAGAAACATGCTGGCAGGAAAAAAATGCAGCCAGTGCACCGCATGCTATCGAGATGAAGATGCTGGCAACAGCAGTTTTCGCAAGCATAGTAACGAGCAGTTTGCAAAGTATATTGACGATGCAGTAAAGAATACTAACCCAGATGGCACAGTTGATGATTTTAAACTGAGATATCTAGACGTAAGGTGGAGCAACATCTGTAACTTTAAGTGCCGTTCGTGTGGTCCGCTTTACTCGAGCAGTTGGGCGCAGGAGCATGGCAGCGAAAAAATCTTTACCTATGCTGGCGGAGCAAACAATGATGAACTATACAAACAGTTTGAACCACACTTTGACACCATAGAGGAGTTTTACTTTGCCGGAGGCGAGCCTCTCCTCACCGACAAGCACTATGACATACTTGAATATCTAATTGAACACGGCAGGACTGACGTAAAACTAAGATACAATACAAACATGAGCGTGTTAAAATACAAGGACAAGAATGTATTGGACATGTGGAAACAATTTTCTAACGTATACATAGGCGCAAGCCTTGACAGTTGGGGTCCGCGTGCAGAATATATTAGACACGGAACCGACTGGAGCGTGATTGAAAGCAATCTAAGGAAGATTAGGCAAGAAGCACCACACATACATCTACAAACTAACACGGTTGTGTCCATACTTAACATAAAAACGCTCACGGAGTTCATAGACTACATGCTGGAAAGTGGACTAGTAGACGAAAAAAATTATAATCCTCATTTTTATAATGTTATGAATCCTGAATTCCTAAGCCTGCAATTGCTTACGGATGAGGAAAACAGAGAAATTGTTATGCATCTGGAACAGTATGCAAGGAAAAAGGGTGGCAACATAGCGCAGGCACTACAAACAGTCATAAACGGACTAAAGACAACCAAACACAATCCGGATCTAGTATACAAATTCAAGATAACAATCGATCACCACGATAGAAAACGTAAGGAAGACGGTCCTCTTACGTTTCCTGAACTGGAGGAGTTAATGGAAGAATGAAAATCTACTTTGACACACTGCAAAATAACGACTCCAATCAGAACCAACTAGCCTCAAACGGTAAAAATGACTATTGGTTAGTAGCACCTGGTGCGCCCATAAAACAAAAGTGTATTCAAATGCAGTATGATGTTGTTGGGTTGACGGATGTTAACGAAAAAGGTATATATTTCGTGGACGTGAGAGGAGATCCCAATTGGTGGGCAGGTGTTTTAACAAACAAAGGCGTTCCTCACACGCACATACTGCATTGCTTAACCGAGGAAATAAGAAAACTAGCCAAGGAAAAGAAGATTAGGATCGTAATCAATGCGGATAGAGAAGGTGGACCCATGGTTACAGAACACTGGGATTGCTTTTTATCCACGCATACCGCAATGGGTGAACTTGGATTGCCCAAGGACAGCGTTCTAATACAACAGGGCAACAAGAAGATAGAGAATCAGTATCGCAGATGGCTAAAAGCCAAGGGCGTG